CATCTCCTGGCGAAAGTACAGACAGATGGTTCTGTTCTTCAGTACCGGGAGAAGCAACTCCAGATTTCAAAAACTTAGTGACAGAAACTAAAGAAGCGGCCAGGACAGCAAAAGAAAAAGCATCTGAGGCGGAGACAAGTGCAAAGGCTTCAGAAATAAGTGCACAGGCGGCTTCGAACTCAGCCGGAGCAGCAGCAGCTTCGGCCAGAGATGCGGAGAATGCAAAAGATGTTGTTGCCGGATACAAAAATGCGGCTGAAAAGGCTGCATCATCCGCTGCGACATCTGAGAAAAATGTAAATGATAAAATTGCTGGACTGGACAATACGTTTTCTGAAAAGACAACGAGTGCAATAGAAACCATAAACAAATCCGTAGATACAAAAGCGGAGGAGATAAAAAATGAAATAACTGCAACAAAAAATTCTATGGTGGATGCGTCTCAGAAAGCTATAAACGACACAATCGATGCGAGAAAAACTGAGATCAATAATACAGGTGCATCTGAAATTAAAAATGTACAGGCTGAATCAGCAACACAGACGCAGGGGATTAAAAGCGTAGCAGCTGAGCAGCTGGCAGCTATTAATGCAGCTGGTGGCACTTTAGAGAGTGCAATTGAGCGCTACTATGCTATGCGCCGTACTAGAGAAATTTATACGGTAGAAGACCTTGATCCGGATGTTACACAGGCCTGCACGGTAAATCGTTTAGATGCTCTGTCTGGTCTTACCTGCACACCGTCCACAAATACGACAGCTGGAGAAGACCAAATTGGAACTCTCGAAGCATTCCGCCCGATTGAAGTGAACTGGATCCTCGATGATGATGGAAACCAGAAAATTACTGCAATTGAAGGAATGCCGGGATATAAGACGACAGGAAAAGTCAATCGTGGAATCATGAACATGGGACTTTATTACAAAAAAGAGCGAAATGCAGAAGACAATGGCTGGCTGCATCATTGGTCCATGCTTCCTCGAAAAGAAGAAGGATATGTTCCGATGAAAGAATGTGTTCGTTCAGACAATACGGTGCAGGGATGGATGCTCCATCCTAAAGGAGCGGCAGTGGATATTGATGGTGTTCCATATGTAACCAACGGAAAACCCGTCAGAAACAAACCTTCGTATGCAAATTTTGCATATGCACGAAAGCAGGGTCCGGCATACTGCTTTGAAACAGATGTTGATGCCGCATGGGTTCTGGCGTTGACAATGATTAAGTACGGAACAAAGGACCTGCAGGCATATATGAGAGGATGCACAGCTTACACTGCTCAGTACAATGTCGCAGTTGCTGAAGAAAATACAAAGAGAGTAATTCTCACAAAAGATCAGGCGAATTATTTTGTTGTTGGTTCGTCGGTCAGCATTGGAAATCCAGGTTCGAACACTAACTTCGATAGGGGCTATAATTATATGCACAATATCGTTGATAGTGCAAAAATTACAGCTATTGAAAAAGTAGACGATACATATAGCGCTTTAGTTTTGGATGTGTCTGCTTCATTTACAACTGCAACTACTTATAAAGTAAGTACAATGCATTGGGAGACAGGATCCACTGATTCCGTACAAGGCTATGATGGAAGTCCTGTATCCAACACAGATGGAAAGAATATCTGCAAGATTAATGGCATCGAGATTCTTCCAGGTGGATATTCTGTGTCCGGAAACTCTATGCATATTGTTTCAACAGATGCAGATGGCAATACAGTCGATAAGTATTACCGAACCAATAATGCTAAGTTACTGACGACCAATTTAGATACGATCATAAGTACCTATGAAGAAGTGGGCATCTTACCGGAAGCATACGATGCATGGAAGTATGTAAAAGGACAGCTTGTGGACTTTGGTAAAGGGACAATGATTCCGACTGAATGGGGAGGAGGCGATAAGGCTTGGTGGGCTGATGCTTGGTATTGCGGCGGAAAACCTGCGGCTGGAACAAGAACAGGCCGGGAGCTCCTCCGGCGCGGCAGTCTGTACAGCGGCGGCTTCGCTGGCCCGTCGTACGTGTATGGCTGCGATGGCCTGACGAGTACCTGGTGGAACATCCTCGCGACCCTTTCTCCTAACGCCGTACGGGGTGAATGGCAGGCGGCAGCCTGACAGAGGGGCTGTCCCCTCCAATGGCTACAAATGATTTTAAAGTAACTATGAAATAGAATATTTTTAAGGACTTATGAGGTCCGGGAGCTCCTCCGGCGCGGCAATCTGAACAACGGCGGCATCGCTGGCCCGTCGTACGTGAATGGCAACAATGGCCTGACGAATACCTGGTGGAACATCCTCGCGACAATTTCTGTGATAAAAAATTTGATACTTGACCTCATAAGCCGGCTGAAGAAGCCTATACTTGGGAATACCCGAAATACGTGATAAAAGGCCATTCCTTTCTCATGAAGTAGATTGACATCTGCAGAGTGGGAAGGGGAGACTGGCAGGTGCGCTGCCAGCCGGGACTAGTAGACAACCGAAAGTCCCTGAATCACACAGAAAGGAAAATGCCTTTATGAAGAAATGCTGCAAGAATGTAAATATTTTAGCAGATGATTTTATTGAAGATCCAATTTATGAAGCACTTGACGAAAAATGGAAACGGCCAGATGTGGCAAAGTATCTGCATGGTCGCACAAGTTCAATGAGTTTGCAGGCTATGAAACGATTGCTTCGGGACACAGACGAAAGAGATCTCATGGTATCCGGTCTGATCCGTACAGTAGCAGAAAGTCTCAGATATGAAATCCAGAACAGAGAGTTGAAAGTAGAACCTATTCAGTATGGTTGGCGGCGAGATGGAATAAACGGAAAGTTTCGAGAAATCGGAGTGGAGAGTGTAAAACAGCTTATTCTTGATGAAATAGCCAGCGAAGGACTGGATGAACTCTGGAGAAGAAAACTGGGCTATCATCAATATGCAAGTATCAAAGGAAAAGGACAGCTCGGAGGCAAAAGAGCAATAGAGCATCAGATCAGAAAGAAATATGCTCAATCTCGGTATGCCTGGAAGGGCGATGTAAGGAAATGCTATCCATCGGTTGATATCCGTAAATTGAAACGTATGTTGGAACATGATGTGAAGAACGAAGTCCTTCTGTATCTTGTGTTCTTTCTGATAGGGACATACAAACAGGGGCTTAATATCGGCTCCGGTTTATCACAGTTTCTGTGCAATTATTACCTGTCTAAAGCCTATGTGTATGTACTTAGCCTACATAAGACCAGAAAACACCGAGATGGTACGACTGAAAGCAAGAGACTTGTATTTTTCTGTATATTCTATATGGACGACATCCTGCTCATAGGAGCCCGGGAAGCTGATGTTAAGAGGGCGGCCCGGGCGTTAGAAAAGTACCTGTTGAAAGAATACGGACTCACAATAAAACCGGATGCAGACCTATTCCCGATTGATTATCGCATTAAAACCGGAAATAAATATGAGAATTACAGAGAAAAAGATAAGGCAGAAAGGCGTGGAAAACCGATAGATATGATGGGCTATGTAATTTACAGGGACCACACAGAAATCAGAAGCAAGATCTTTCTGCGGGCAAGGAGAGCTTATTCAGTAGCTTGGTACTGCATGAAGAATGGAGTTGAAATCCCTCTGGAGATTGCTTATAAATGTACCAGTTACTATGGATGGTTTAAACATACCGATTCCAAATACGTCAAAGATAAATATAACATTGATGCTGTTTGCGCAGCTGCAAAAAGGAGGATCAGCAAGCATGCAAAAAGCGAAATATATGGAACGTCAGCCAGAAGTGCGCTGGCAGCCTGTTAATAATGGCATGGTGGATGTTACGCTGTGCTTGAATGAGCAGAAAGTGACGATTGAACAGGGACAGATGGAAGGCTCGGCAGAGCAGATGATGTATGAATATGACTATCATCAGTTCAGAGAATCTATTGACAAAATTAATGAAGAAGCAGTGAGAGTATCTCCTACAAAGTATATGTCCTATGTTCCAGAAAGCGAAAAAAGCTTAGAAGAGAAATTAGAGGAACTGCAGGCTTCGAACGAAATGCTTACAAGTTGCGTTCTTGAGATGTCAGAACTGGTATATCAGTAATGATGAAACTATTAAGTAACTTTATTATATTATTACAGAATGATGGAGGAAAAGAAATGATTGCAATGTTATGGGCACAGCAGATTATGCTTGGAAAGAAAACTTATGCAGAGGTACCGAGACTTCTGAAAGCAAAGGTAAAAGAAATCCTGGAAGATTCCGGAATGGGAGAACTGGCAAAGGAAGAATGACGAAACTACAGATAATAAGTAAACAATGGTCATTGATTTATGATCTTCTGCTACTTAATAAGGGGGCGAGTGAAAGAACCCTTGATGAGATTGAACGGGATATGGATACATTGGAATTTCATTGTAGAAAGTATGCCGACGCAGATGATGAAGAATTGATGGCATGAAAAGGGCCTGAGCAGGCTCTTTTTTTAATGGAGGTAAAACTATGTATAGCCAAAGAAGCCCGCCGTAAGAGCAATATAGAAGCTTTGGAAATTAAATACGGAGGTATTGGAATGACGTTAAAAGAGATTTTGGAAGCTGGTGGGGGAATCCTTTTTGTTGTTCTTACATTAGTACAGGTAGCGCCAATTAAGGTAAATCCTTGGACAGTATTGGGACGATCAATTGGTCGCGTACTGAACAAAGAAGTCATGGACAAAATCGAGGAGGGAAACGCTAAGAATGCACGTTACAGAATTATTCGATTTAATGATGAGGTTAAGCATGATGTAAAACATACAGAGGAGCATTTTGACCAGATTATTGAAGATATTGATACTTATGAAAATTATTGTAGCGATCATCCTCACTTTCCAAATGGAAAAGCAGTTCATTCGATTTCGAATATCAGGAAGATTTATGATAAATGTAGTGATGAACATTCTTTTCTGTAAACACTGGAGGCGGCAGGTAAAATGAAAAAAAGATTAAAAAAGATAGTTTCGGCGATAAAGAAAGTCGGAACATTGAACCTAGTGCTGATGTTTGTCGGCGCTTTTTTTATATGGTTCAACTGGCAGATGATTTTGCTGTACAGACAGTGTGATAGCATGCCGGAAACATATGCCTGTGCAGTTGTGGCAGCAACCATTGGAGAGTGTGGCATATGCGGCTGGATCCGGACAAACAAAGACAAACAGCAGGATCGGAAATGGGAAAAAGAGGACAGGAAGAAACAGGAACAAAACGACGCCAATATGGCAGAAAATGAGGAGGATTGAGAAAATGAAATTTAAAGAAGCATTTGAAGAGATGAAATCAGGAATTCCAGTAAAACTCCCGTCATGGGCTGGCTATTGGTGGTGGGATGAAGAATCCCAGACAATCCTTATGTACACAAAAGACGGTGACTGTCTGGATATAAGAGAAACACAGAATGTGGAGTATACGCTTCAGAATATTCTTTCCGATGAGTGGGTTTATGCGGATAGTCGGAACTGCCCGATTCTTGGCGGAGAAGCAACATTCTCTTTTGGAGAAGCAATTAAGTACCTGAAAAGAGGCATGAAAGTAGCAAGAAAAGGATGGAATGGAAAGAAGCAGTACATTCAGCTTGCAAGCGGAATCTCTTATAAATCGCCTACCGGAGATATCGTGAACTGTGAACATGACGCAATCGGCAACATGGCAGTAGCTTTTGTCGGAACTTCTGGTGTACAGATGGGATGGCTAGCGTCACAGGCAGATATGCTTGCTGAAGACTGGGTATTTGCATAAGAAGAGGAGGATAAATTTATGACATTAGAATATTTTTTACTGTTACTTATGATTGTATCAATCTTTACCGGCTTAGTGACTGAAGGTATTAAGAAGTTGCTTGAAGAGTCAAAAAAAACCTACAAGGCAAATTTCCTTGCAGGAGGGGTGGCTGTAGCTTTATCTCTGCTTGTTGGAGTTGGGTACATTATTTTGATGGAGGCGCAGATTAATAGCAAAATGGCAGTATATCTTATTGCGTTAGTACTTTTGTCCTGGCTGTCTGCAATGGTTGGATACGACAAGGTCATTCAGTCACTTGGGCAAATTAAACTCCCGAATAAAAATGAGTAGTTAGGAGCCTGTTTTAAGGCTCCTTTTTTGCGAGGTGGACTTATGGATAAGCAAAATATAACTGTGTTGAGAAAAATACTGTACGCAGTGGAATCCGGAGATCAGGTATATGGTAAGCAGGATTATTCCTGCTTTGCCGGGGTCGGAGCGAACTGTAGCAATGAAAAAGCTATTACGATCGGTGCGGGCCAGTGGTACGCAGGAGAAGCAAAAGAACTGTTATACCGGATTCAGAGAGCAAACCCGAAGCTATTCAAAGACATGGATAATGCAGGTATGGAAAAAGACCTGCTGATGAAGAGCTGGGATACATACGCCGTAACAGCAGAATCTGCGAAAGGTCAGTGCATTATCAGCATTATTAGCACTAATCTGGGGAAGAAATGCCAGGACGAATATATGGAAGATCAGATACAGACATATGCGAAGAGCATCGAAAAAACATACGGATCCATGCCGGATACCGCAATGATGGAATGTATCAATGTCCTTCACCAGGGCGGAGACAGTGCCTTGAGAAGAATCTTGTACAAAACTTCGGAACCATACACCGCAGACAAGATTTATACAACACTGTGTCAGGATCCTGCAGACCCGACACCGAACCAGGTAGGGGATTACACAGACAGGCAGAAAGCGGTAATCAGCATGATTTGGAAATATGCTATGACTGCGGAAAGAAAGGAAGATGTAACAATGACAAAAACTGAAAAAGCAATAAGACAGATGGAGACATGGGCGAAAGATGTTTCTCATGGCTACGATCAGGATTATCGTTGGGGAGAAAAAGGAGATTACGACTGCTCCTCAGCTGTGATCCAGGCATGGCAGAACGCCGGAGTTCCGGTTAAGTCTGGCGGTGCTACATACACAGGAGACATGAAGAATGTATTTCTGAAAAATGGATTTGTAGACGTAACGAGCAAAGTTAACGTAGCAACCGGATCTGGTCTACTCAGAGGAGACGTGCTGCTGAATGAAGCGCATCATGTAGCCATGTATTGTGGAAATGGCAAAGAGGTAGAAGCCTCAATTAACGAGAAAGGTACCGCTCATGGAGGTAAACCGGGAGATCAGACTGGCAAGGAGTTTTTGATCCGGAGCTATCGGAATTATCCTTGGAATTGTGTGCTCAGGTATAGAGGGAATATTTTCTCTGCTTCTGACACAGAGAAGAAACAGAACACAGTAGCCTATGTAGCCAGATTCACAAAGGATTGCAAGTGCTATAGTGCAGCTGGCAAAACTCAAGCTAAAATGTTCCCAGTGATTAAAAAGAATGCGGTTGTAGATGTGATGAAATACACCGAAACCGTAAAGGGAAAAAGATGGTACTTCATCCGGATTCCGTATCCAAATGACGAAGGATTCGTAAGGGAGTTCGTCCCAGCTGGATACTTCAAGAAGTTGATTTAACAGACGGTGCCTTCTAAAATCACATTAAAATATATCACATCAAAAGGAACTCTATAAAGACGGAGTTCCTTTTGAATAAACCGCTAATTATATTTTATAATATTATTCCTCCCCTATCTTTTCTTCGTATTTTTTTATGAGCCATTCCGGGACCGGTTCGTCTCCGTCGTCACCCCTGTATTTGATCGGGTCAATATTGTTTGTGAAACACCACTCCCAGCTGTTATAATCGTCGCCGTCTTTTGATACGATGTAGAATATATCATATTCGCCATCCACAAATGCTATCGTATCTGTTGCATTCATTGTGTACAGCATGATATACATGTTTCTCCTGTATGCGTACGCCATTTCTAGCGGCGAATCTTCACCGCCCAGAAATTCCATGAACATTTCAACGTCGGAAGATTCTTTCGACAATTTGTTATAATAATCGTAGACTTTTTCATCCCATCCGTCCGGGAAAAGCTTACGATCTTTTATTTCCTCGTTATCTTCTTTAGCCATTTTGTAAATGGTTTCAAGTTTTACTCTCTTAATCATTTTACACGCCTCCTATTTCACTTCGCAATCTTCCAAGACAGCTCGCTCTAACAACTGTCTCACATAATCCGGACATTTGCTTTTTCCGGATTCCCAGTTCTCAAGTGTACGGAGCGGAATGTTATAGCGCCTGGAGAACTCTGCTCGGGATATCTTTAAGTGTTCACGCATTTCTGTGGTGGACATATTTTCTTTTTGTTTCAGATCATCTTCCATAGATCCTTTTGTTTTGTAAGACATGAATCCTACCGCGGATGGGAAAATACGGGTGTAAGTGGTTTTGTTTTCATCAATCCATTTAATACTCACATATACTTTTGCACATAAATATGGCCATTCCGGACTTAATATAGTACCGTCCGCATATACACAAACATCGCATTCTTCAGCGATAGAATTATCATATATGATACGATCGACTTCTTCTTTAAAGAATTTCGCACGGCAATAGGCCACGATGTCGTCTAACTGGTATCCGTCGCATTCAGGTATAAAACTCTTGATCTGTTTTCGCTTGATTTCCCATAGATTCGTGCTATAATCTTTATCCATTTTAACGAGGCTGTCGACAAAACCGCCGACAGGAGAGGGATTTAAGATTTTGTAAGCTACATCAAGTTCGGCGTCAGATTTTCCACAGCCTTTCTTGAAATCATGCATTAATTCATCCATCATGGATTCAAATTCAGATTGATTATATTTATACATACATTTCGTCCCCCTTTCTATCAATGTTCTTTGACATATTTATGTATACGCTCATATAAATTCATTTCATTTCGGTTCGCCATTAATTCGCTTAAATCGTTTGAATCATAATTTGTAGAATATACGGCATAACTGCGATTTTCGATAAACCATGAAGCTTCTTTGATGTTGCTAAGAATCTCCATATCTTTAGCTCTTTTTTCTGCGCGAGCAGGTCTGTTTTCAGCTTCGTATTTTCTAACGAGAGCAGATAAATATGAAATCATGTTTTTTCTTATATCTTCAGCCCATGCAATCTGTTTTGGACTTCCGACGAGTTCAACTAATTTTTGCTCCATTGTTTTCGCTTCCTCCCATGCTTTCTTAAGACCGGAGGAAATTGTCATTGCAGATTTCTTAACCAGTTCCCATGCTCTTTTCATGATTTTTGATAAGTTGTATTTTTTCATTTCTGTTTCCTCCGTTCCTTTGATGATTATATAATACCACCAAATTGGTGGTATGTCAAGAAGAAACGCAATTAAATTAATGCTAGTGCACGAGTGCTCGACTTTAAATTACTCTTATCTGGGATATAGCCAGTACCGTTTCCTCTACTCATTCGCCTCTCCTTTTCCCAACGTTGCTATTAAGAGGTTCGTAGCAAAACCTTCTATTGCGTCAATATAATCTATATCTTCGTCTTCCCATTCGCAATTAGGATACCTCTCCCGAAACCTATCAACTGTGCTTAATATAGTCATATATGATGCTTGATCGGCGCCGCATTGGTCATCCAAATCTTTAGACCATGGGTGGATCTTGCCTTCTCCCAGAAGCGTATCATATACAAATGTTACTTCTATGATATCTGTTCTCCTGACGGACTCTTCTAATAAATTCAGAACATATTCCGGTGGAGTTCGAACTCCTGCTTCCCATGACTCGAGCGTTCTAATCGGTATGTTGTATCTCCTTGAGAACTCCGCTCTGGAGACTCCTATGTAATTTCTCATTTCCGTAATGTTCATAATTGTTACCTCCTTCATAATGAAATAATACCACACAATGCGTGGTATAGTCAATGATAATTCCTTCCATATATTACCGCTATTTTTTCTACATCTGGTGTGATAGGATAAACGAGCTTCACACAGTTAAATTTCTGGCGTAAATTCGATAGGATATAGCAGAAAACGATATAATCTAACAAATTCCGTCATGTATTACCATAAAGTGGTAATTTATAACGGAGGAGCAATGGCATGATTAAAATTTTACTGTCGAAAAAGCTGGGAGAGTTAAGACTTACTCAAGCAGATCTGGCGAGGGCAACTGGAATCAGACCCAATACCATCAATGAGTTGTACCACGAGCTCACAGAAAGGGTCAGCCTTGAACACCTTGATTTAATTTGTGAAGCATTAAATTGTGAGTTGGACGAATTGATTATAAGGGTACCAAACAAGGAAACATCTATAACCCATACACGCCAGGGAACCCAGAAATCTAGCGACACAAAGTAGATTGCTGCAACAATCTACAACTAAAGAGAGGGCGAAAACCCTCTCTTTATACTGCAATGTATTAAGCTGCATGGGAAGCTTCTGCATTTTTTCTGAGCTGTTTCATCATGTGTAACCTGCAGGTCTTGAATTCATCTCCGTAAAGACCAAGGCGATTTGTTAAAATATTATACATCAGTGTGACTTTTTTCTCTGCAGTGTATCCATTCATTGATCGGAATACTATTTTGTCTGAGGATTCGATAGACCATGCTGAAAGAGCAAGGACAAACTGGATGTATGCTTTAATTTTTCCAGCATGAAGAGTGCTGTTAAAAAGTCTGAATTCGACTGTGCCTTTCTGGAAGAAGCTGTGAAGATTCAGGGCGTGGTATCTTGTTGAATTATAATGACTATGATCAATACCACCATGATACTGATCGTTCGCACTGCTGTACCAGATTTCTTCAACTTTTCTTGCATCAAGATCCTTTTCTTTTTTCATTGTATCCAGTAAATCCTTACATACCGGCTTGCACCATCTGTCTTTTCTACTTCCTACTGCAAGAGCATCGTAGATAATCTCCTGTCTGCTGAAAAAGAAATTTACCAGTCTTCTGAGAGAAGTGGCGGTATGATTGGCGCCGTCAACATGAATATGTATTCCGCAACTGCTGTGAGGTACTCCGCCGAGTTCTTTAAATTTACGGATTATTGACTGAAGCGTTTCAATATCTTCATAATTAAGTGGCGGTGTTACAAATTCAACTCTATATTCATCCATCAATTCACGTCCCGCTTTTCTAACTGGACAAATACTTGAATCTCTCATTACTTTCCAAATTCTTCTTTTGCTATCTCGAATCGTATAAGTACGATAGCAAGTGCGATCAGGTCCGGTAGCATGACTTCCGAGGATTTCTGCAACAGCCTCAGCGGCCATGGTTCTTGTTATTCCTGTAAATTCTACCTCGACTCCAAATTTCTGTTTCTTTAAAAGTTCTGACATATCATTTTCCTCCTATTATCTTTCAAACCTCGCACCGTCTATGCGAATGTTTGTTCTGCTGTTTATGTTTGTATATTACCATATGTACCGTACATGTCAATAGTTTACTAGAGAAAATTTCTAAAATTATAGAGAAAAAATTCAATATAATGAAGCAAAAGCTTGACATACATTAAACAAGACTATATAATAAAGCCAGATAAAAACAGACAAATCAGAGGAGGAAACACTATGAATAAAACGGAATCTGTAGCTGGTAAAGCTACAAGAAGAATGCAACTTAAAAACATGCCTCTCGATCGCTTCGAGGACGGAGTTGGATTCATCCATGCAACCGGATGCGATTGTTTCGTGGATGGCGAGTGGGTAACTGAATATGAAGACGGAATCTATGAGGATGCCCCAGGTTGCGTCTATGAGGACGAGGAAGATGATGAACCTGAGTGGACGGAAGAAGACGAAACTCAGTACGCAGAGACGTTCGAACCGTATCCGGGCTTTGAAAATTTTAAACTGGGAGGAAAATAGATGATTTCATATACTCCCCTCTGGCATACCCTTATCAATAAGGGCATGAATAAGGGGGATTTAAAAAATATGACTGGTTTAAGCTTCGGAACCATTGCCAGTATGGGAAAAAACGAGCCAGTCAACTTAAAACAGATCGACAGGATCTGCAAAGCTCTTCATTGCAAGATAGAGGATGTTATAGAATATAAGGAAGATTAAATGCTTCCTTATATATATTTAACAAATGTTAGATTCTGGTTACCTGCCATTAACATGCGGGATGCTATGATTATCATATAATGTCACCCAAATAATTATATCAATCAATTATCTGGTTATGAGCAAGTAGCGAAGAGGATGCTTTTATCTGCTTGATAAAAGCATAGTAAAAATATAAAAAAGAGCTGAGAAGTCCTTAACTGGATTTTTCAGCTCTTTTGAAGTATGGATGTGATTTTGGATGAATGAAGGCTCTATTTATTCGGCGTCCGAATTATCAGTATCATAGGATTCGTCGTATGTCTCTGCGTCTGTGTCATCTGAAGCTGAACTGTTCATATCAACGATATCGCTATCTGAAGCAGCTGTATCTGCAGAACTGCTCTGGGAGTCATTATTACTGTTATATTTTGCAGTAAAAGTACTGCCTTCTGCAGTAGAAATCCAGGAACTCCGCTCATTGATTTTTCCAAGGATTCTTGTTGCCTCATCACCTTCTGCCGGAGTTGGCTGATAATTATTATATCCATCATAGGCAGCAGAAGAAATGGAGCAGGGAATGATATTGGTCACGTTGTCTTTTTTTACCCCATCGGCATCAATAGTAAAGGTCTGCTGGTAGATCATGGTGTCCATATCACTTGGAGAACTGTTGCCGCCGAAGCAGAAGTTTCCGAGGCTGTATACAATATTCCTGCCTTTATAAGTTTCAATGCCTTGAAGTACATGCGGATGATGTCCGCATACAAGATCAGCGCCTTCATCGATCGCGATGCGTCCAAGTGTTGTCTGGTTGCTGTCCGGAACGGTTTCCGTTTCATTACCCCAGTGGAAGATCGCTACGATCAGCTGTGCCCCGTCTGCCTTTACTTTTGCAATATTGTCTTTTAACTGCTGCTCGCGTTCAAGATGGTCGTACAGTTCATAGATACCGACTAATCCTACTTTGATTCCCTTTACATCCATAACAGCAGTTTCATCATATCCGAAATGAACGATTCCTGCATCATCCAGTGCTGCCAGAGTATCATCGAAACTCTGCTCGCCATAATCATGACTGTGATTATTAGCGGTGTTTACAGCTTCTACAGACCCGCCTGTCAGAATAGAAGCATAGGATGCAGGTGCTTTAAACGCAAATGTTTTGTCCTCCCGTTCATCAGAATCGGTGAGTGTTCCCTCAAAATTCGCAATAGTCAGATCATCTGCGGAAAAAATATCTTTTACATTCTGCAGGAAATAATCTGCACCGTAATTTTCATAATAAGCATTTAAGCTGGTATCATAATCAAAAGTTTCATCTGTGCCAAGAGTGCAGTCACCGACAACGCTGAGTGTCAGAAAAACAGGAGAAGATACTGTAGCATTGGAGGAATCCGTGTTCTGAGAATCTGAGGATGCTTTTTGGCTGTTGTCCTCAGAAGCGTTCATGGAAACAGTTTTTTTGGCTGCTGCCTGTCTGGAACTCATATAGTTGCTGCATCCGCGGATACCTGCCAGAATAAGTATAAAAACCAGAACAAAGATACCGATACCTGTTGCAATCAGCAATTTTTGCCTTTTTTCCTGATAGTATTTTGATTTTTTGTAGATGTCTTTCCTGCGTGCAGAAGAAGATTTCGTCTGGCTTCGCTTGTTGGATTGTAGGCTCAT